TTAATAGCATGACCACTAGGTGCGTTTAAATTAAATGCACCTCCAACCATGTTGATGTAACCAGTATGAGAGGCAGAACTTCTCGTAACAGCTATACCACTGTCAAAGCTACTATCCTGTGAATCTTTTACTTCCAGAGGAACTCCAGGCGACGTAGTACCGAGGCCGACGTTGCCCGATGAGTCTATGCGGAGGCGTTCAGATCCATTAGTTTTAACGGCAATGTCGCCGCTAGAATATGTGTTCTCTATAAAGAAATGACTCGTTGCATTGTCTTGATAAATTCTTCCCTGATGAGAAGTACTATGGCCAAAAGCAATGCTGCCACTATCTACCCCAACTGTACCAAATCCTTGACCAGACAAAGTTAAGTTTGCTCCAGTTGTAAGAGACGTAGTGCCAATACCCAACCTAGACGCTCCACCAAGAATTAAATCATCTGTAGACTCATCCCAAAGCATATAGGATCCACTAGTCGCACCAAAGAATTTAACATCGTGCCCAGTGTCATCTACACCTACAGTAAGAGTCGAGTCGATTTGAACCGCACCGTCTATGTCAACAGCATCAAGATTGGTAGTTCCATCAACGTCTATATCACCGGATATGTCTAAAGATCCAGCGATTAGTCCAGCGTCGGTATAAGAAATATTTCCGGTCGAATCTGCGGTTGCGGTAGTTGTTCCGAGCGCAAACTTATCCGCCGATTCATCCCATATAAACAATGCGTTATTTCCGGTAGATCCTCTTTCGATAATAATACCCGAGTCATTCGCATTGCTTGTAACACCTGAATTCAACTCAAAGAGGTTGTCCGTAACAACTGAGTTGGTCGCATTGAGTGTTGTGGTTGTTCCGTTGACCGTAAGGTTTCCACCTATTGTAACCGTTGAACCATCGTCGGTAATTACACTGTCGGTTACTGTATTGGAGTCACTCCACTTTGTGATGTAATTCGCTGTACCTGATCCATCAACCAATGTGGATCCCCAAACCCGAGAATCGATTTCGTCTGTGAGAACAGTTGATCCATTATAAACTAAAACTGTATTATCTGTTCCAGCCGCGACGTTAGCTAAGTCAATTGTGGCGGCATTGATCGTTACGGAATCACCACTGGCATCTCCGAGTGTTGTATTACCCGCAACTTCCAATCCAACTCCATTTATGAGTTTAAGATCGGTTGAGCTAAGACGAGCCGCAATGACATTGGATCCACCACCCTTGAGCATATACTCGATCAAACCATCTTCGGTTCCATCCGAAGCATCACTGATCTTTCCTGTAATCTTTCCGTAAACTATTTCTTGGTCGGCATCATTCTCTCCTTTGAACTTAAGTTGTCCAAGGTAATCACCATCATCAGGACTTCCAGAGTTTCTCTTAAGTGTTATGACCGGAGCTGCACTTGATGAGGCTTCGGTCGAGGTAATGAGAAGAGCGTCGCTCGTCGTGTTTGTCGTGATTGATACTGTTGTACCATCATCTGTGATCAAACTATCCGTAACAGTATTCGAGTCACTCCACTTTGTGACAGTGTTTGCTGTACCCGATCCATCGACCAAAGAAGATCCCCAAACTCGGCTATCAATCTCATCTGTGACAATAGAAGAACCATTGTACACCAAAACGGTATTATCTGTTCCGGCAGAAACATTTGGAATATCAACTGTACCCGCATTGATCGTAAGAGCATCTCCTACTCCATCACCAAGAGTCGTATTTCCGGTTGTAGTAACATTTCTAAAACCAGTTATATCTTTGTTACTATCTACAATTACTGCCTTACTTGCAGTTACGGTTCCGGCCGTAACTCCATCAAGCAATGTGCTGTCTCCCGAACCCGCAGTAAAGAAGTCTATCGCATTCGATGATGTCTTATAGTAGAGTTTACCATCCGCATAGTTGATCGCCAACTCTCCATAGTCAATATCTGACGTGCCGGGAGCTCTTGACGAAACCGAGGACTTCTTAAGGCGTATAGCTGTTCCCATAGATAATAATCTTTCTCTGTGGTCTATAGAGACCGAGTTTTAGGCCATAGAGATGACCTTTCTGACTGTATTTATACTAGAACGTTCCGCCGTCGATTACGCTTGAATATGCCGGAGCTCCAGTCGAAAGTTGTACAAGAACCATTCCACTCAAGTTGTCGGCCGGAGATCCATCAGCATTATCGGTCGTCGCAACAAATCCAGTTGTGTTTGCGGCTGTTTGATAAACAAGTTGATTCGATCCACCACCATTGATGTTCGTTGCTCTACCCGCGAAGATCGTACTAGTAAGTGTTCCGGAGCTTGGATTATATGTAAATCCAGTATCGGTTTCAATTCCCTGTGTGCCAGTTGCACCATCAACAAAGGTAGGAAATACCGTTTCGTCCGTAGAATTGTTTGCGGTAGCAGTTATGCTTGTTCCAACTGTTGCGGTATCGGCATTACCCGTCACATCACCTGTTACAGCACCCGTAAGGGCGCCTTCAAATGTTCCGGCAACAAAGGTTTCCGATCCAACAGTCCACTTATCATCTGTTTCATTCCAGATAAGAGTCTTATTACTTGCAGATCCTCGTTCGATTTCAATACCACCGTTCTGAGAAGGTGTACCAGCTTCATCACTGTTCAAGGTGATGATAGAATCTCCGATTTCAACAACATTTGAGTTGACTGTTGTGGTAGTACCATTGACAATCAAATTACCCGTAACATAGACATTACCCGTTGCTTCCGGACTTGAGTCGGTATAAGGAGAATCGAATGGAGCAGGATCTAAGATGAGATCACCATTCGCACGAATCGTTGATGTTTCAGGAGAATCTGAAGATTTGATTGTGATCGTTCCAGCACCATCGTCAAAGATCGATCCATTGACAAACTGAGTATTACCGTCATCCCATCTTGGAACGTATGTGTCGGTAAGATTAGTTGAGTTCTTCAGGGAAAGAGTATGAGCAATATTTTCACCCGATGTTGCACCCGTTGATGCAATACCCTCTCCGGCAGTAACTGTTCCTACGTAGTTTCCGGTTGTTTGTGTTGCGAGTGTTACATCACTGATCGTTACGGCTCCACTCGATACACTAAAATCAGAAGAACTGAAAGATGCGACACCCTTATTAGATGTAGTGGCATCTTCACCAGCAACTGTGATGGTTGTGCTGGAGTGTGTTACATCCATTCCCTCTCCACCGAGAATTGAGAATGCATTTCCGGTTGGAGTAAGGGCTCCGGAGTCTGTTGTTACCGACTTAACCGCCGAGGCAATCAATGAGATTGCTCCACTTGTATTGATTGTGGCGTCCCCACTTACAGATACGTTGTCAAACGAATCACTTCCATCGTGAACCAATATCTGTGCAGAGGAAGCAGATGATGTGGTAACATCTGTAAGATCGTTAAGAGTTTGAGCTCCTGACCCACTTGGCGAAATGTAACTCTTTAGATTCGCACCTGTGACCTTCTTAATCCGATTGTCTGTATCATCATAGAAGGTGAACAAGTCTGCATCAACAGGAGTTGCGGCAGTCGCACCAGCGGGATACGCGGCGACTGGTCGTGCGACGATATCTCCACCGGATGTTTCACCGACAAAAAGGTTGTGACTATTGAAAGAATATGCTAATTCACTCTTTGCAAGATCATTGTTCGCTGGAGCATTGTTGCTATCGCTATGTTTTATTCGAATTATTGTTCCGGGCATCTATTAAAATCCTCCACCTAGTATTGTCAAATTAGAATTATTCAAAGAGTTGGTTGCTTCAAATTTGTTTGTTGTTCCGTTGTATTGCAAAAGTGATCCATCACTTACACTAGATGTATCAACGTCGTTCATGTTCGCCAATGAGTTGACCGAACCGACATCAATGACCTGAGCTCGAACAGGAATACTCGAAGTCATCTTTGACTTCGTTGCAGTAGAACTTATTCTTCCCTTCAGTGCCATAATTATCCGTAGCCTGGGCTATAGTCGTCCGGTTTTGTCACTCTTGGAGTGACCGTTATTTGACCTTCAACAACTCTTGTTACTGCTCCAGCTGGACTTATCACTTCAACATCATAAACATAACGACCTGCCTTTAACGCACCTGTTTGCGTTCTTGATAAAGCAATAGTGAATTCACCCTTCGTTGCATCTGTGATCGTTGCGGTGAAATTAGTCGCAGTTGTAGAAGTATAGGATTTACGCACTTGACCCCGAGTAGTGTAGTTTGTGATGTTTACCAAATTATCGTTGGCATCTTCAACTGTCACTGTCGAGGTAAATGTAGATCCTTGATCAATATATAAATTTGCAAATACGGCCATACTTCTCTATTTATAATAATACTATCTTCAATCCAATTTTTTCAACAATTGCATTACAAGATCTTTGAGTTCTGAAACCTCGCTTTTGAGATCATCCATTTCCATCATCTTTTGTCTTCGCATCTTCGAAGCGTGATACGCATCGGAGCTTACATTAATGATTGCTCCGGATGCGGTATCACGTCTTAGATTGTGTTTCCCCTGAACCTTTTCCAACATTAGATCGTTGCGATTGCTCTGAGATCCGTGACTGATGGAACTTGGGCCGAATCGCCAGAAGTCATAACAATTTTCAATTTAAACTGAGTGAAGTCGTTTGTAGGATCGATTTCATATTCAACCTCTTGGAATGGTGTGTTGTCACCCAGCGAAGAAAGATCTGAGATTCTACTCGATGAGAGTTCTGTCCAAGTTGCATCTCGAAGATCCAACACTTGAGGACTTGAAATCTCGTCATCAAATCTAGCGTAGAGACGAACTCTTGAGCCTTCGGGTTGACTTACTCCCAGATAGACATTCAGTTTATCAGCAGGATCGTTCAAGAAGATCTTCTTTGAGATATAACGGGCAGTGGCATTTCCACTTGCGGCATTTGTCTCATTTGTAACATCTTCGTTGATGACGTATCCGTTACACACAATAGAAATCTTATCAAGATCTACGACAGGTGTTGCATACTGACTTTTAGTCGTCAAGTTTGCGGCAAGAGTGATGTTACCTGCATTTGAAACTGTTACTTCGGTTGGTAAATGCAGACTTGCTCCGTCTGGAGTAAGGGAGTAATTAATTCCTCCAATACCAAGAGTATAGGATATTTCCGTATTCGCAGGAAGGAACTGTGAAGGCCCAAACTGTACCGAACTTACCTTAAATGGTGTGTTCTGTGGTATTGTTTCGAAAGCACCAGTCAGAGTTGCCGCCCCAACAGTCTTTGTCCGAGTAGTTTCACCATCTGCGAGGAATTTGTGAGCATTCAACGTGAACTTGATATCTCTTGTCTGAACCGGAGTCCAAGTAGAAGCATTCGCACTTCGGAATGCAACACCAAGATAAGGATCTTTATCAATTCTTTCTCCACTACTTACATCTTCACCACCAAGTTCTGACATCCAAACTCTGTAATCAGAAGATGTCGATCTTACGATAAAGGCGTACTCTTTATTCGATTCCAACATTACCGCGCCAGGGAATGTAAATGTTGTGGCAGAAGACGCATCGTCACTGATGTTTACAGCACTAGGTTCTAGTGATGCAGCACCGTTCTTTACAATCTTTGCGGAATAGGGATAACCATTGATAGTCTCTACAATTTGTACAGTAACGGGAAGAGTTGAGTGTTTTCCTTTGAAAAACAAATTAAGAGATTTGATGAAAACATTATCAACGCTCTCCGGAAGTTGTGGACTATCATCAATACCAAAGAGTCCAACACTGAAAGATTGAGCTAATGGATCGAAGTATGTACATCCAAATGGAGTGTAGTTAGTAATAGTATATCCATTATCCTGCGGAGCAGCTTGACTTGCTTCCAATTCTACAAACACCGGATCAACATCATCATACTTTGATGTAGCGGTTGTATCGTACAAACTCAGTTTAAAGGTTTGAGGATCAGTAGTAGTCTGAGTAAAGGTATCTGAAGTAGCAGTATTGTTATTGATAGTAAAACTACCTATCAATTGATCTGCTCCAGGCGACTGTGAAAAATCACTTGTTGTGACTCCTTGAATTCGATATGGTACTACTGTTCCATTCGCCACATTCTGAGTAGTAAGTGTGAATATAAAAGTTTCTCCGTTCGTGCGGAAATCATTATCAACGCTTAGAGTGTAAACCTCAACTGCATTTTGGACTGGAGTATCGGTAGGGCCATCAACTGGATCAATGATAACGGGAGGATTTACTATTGGGGCTGTTGAAGTCGGTGGTGTAGGATTCGGAACGTGTGTATCTCCATCACTTGGATCGTAGTATTCATATTTTGAACCATTTGCACGATAGGCCGCCTTAGCTTGAGACAATATGCTTTTGTCATCAACTCCATTATTAGTATCCGTTAGGGTGAAATTTGTCGATCCAGTAGGAAATTTAAGTGTACTATTGTTGGGGATAACAAAGTATCCTTCTAGTATACCCGCATTATTAGATCTCAGATCTCGCCGAGCATCTGAAGCGGCAGTAAATACCTGTGCTGGGGTTTTATCAAAGAAGTCAATTCTATTTGCACTACCCAATTTACGATACCTAAAATCTTCAAAGGTAGATGCACTTGGAGAATCATCCCCATTCAAAGTTGTCGAATATGCAGTAATGTTGTGATCATCAAAGTAAGCGTAGTGGCGAGTGTTTGGTCTCAGACCGACCGACTTGAAATAGATTCTCCGCGAGCGCATGAAAGGAATAATTTCTACCTTTCCTTCCGGCCTCGGAAGATGGGGCCCGAGATTACGGGGATCATCCGAAGGAAGACCATCGACTGGCCCGTATCGACTTTGATTGCCAAAAGTTCTAGTTGCGGCTGGAGGTGTTGCCCTATCAATAACCGGAAACAGAGTATTATACATCATCGATTGCATCTTCTGTAACTGCGTCATCGAATCATCAATTTCGAATGGTACACCTACAATATCATCTCGATTGTGTACGTTTTCCGTAGCAAGAGTTGTTGTTCCGCTTGAAGAGAAATCGTAGTTGTCATAAGACCCATCGACATTATCAGTGTTAAGAAGTGGTCTATTTCTCTCTTCGATCCAATCATCACCAGATGGGGACAATTCGATAAGACCCCGATAATTCGTTGCTTCGTATGGAATAACCGATTCGTGAACTGCCGCAAATCTTTGTTTTACAATTTCCTTAGTTCCAAGAGAGGGAAGTCTTACCAAGTTATCATCCTGTTCCTCTGGACTATCATCAGCTAAACGAACTTCAACTAAGTTTCTATCGATACTAGGAAATAGTTGACCTGAACTTCTATCAATTGAGCAAACGTGTTTTGGATCATCCACTTCTGCTCTACTGTGTCCATTGAAGTTATCAACAAAAATTCCATTCTTAAATCTCTCTCCAGCCGAGTCGAATATTTTCTTATCGGATGTTCTTTTTTCAAGAAGAGATAGTGAAGTGTAATATTCAAGATTCTCGATTCTCTTTTCAAGACCACCGATGTCACCCATCGTGTATCTCTCTTGAGAAACAGAAGTCTTTCGAATCTTCGTTGCATCGTAGGTGTATGGATTTACATATAGATTGTAAAGAGCCATACTTCCAGTTTCTTGTTTTGGAGGTTCTGGATTTTCGCTTGAAACACCCTTCTTCAATATGTATTCACCCCTCTTCGTTATTGCAATCTGATCCATACGAGGAAGGTAGTATCCAATAACAGTTTTGATCTTTGTATTTGGAGTCAATGAAAGAGCTCCCGATCCTCTGAAGTCAAATACATCAGAAAGACGAGTTCCATTATAGACAGGAAATTTGTCATAGGAATCTGCTGCATCTTTAAACGCCGAAGGATATGAATCTATCGAAAAGTAATTTCCAGATCCGTGGGTAAAGTGTGTGAAATTGATGGTTATGTTTCCTTCAATGGTGGCATCACCAACGTATGTCAATGTTCCATTTTGATAAGAATCATCTCTTTGACCGTTGTCTAAAACAAAATCAGAAAGTGTGATAGTTTTTTCCGGACTGTTAAGATCTCCGCCAGTGATAGATGTAATTTCTACAATGTCACTCTTGCCAAGATTAATTATTTCACCAGTAGTGATTCCAGCTGGAGAAGGAGCATTAGCAACTGATACAGATACTAATGTTTTTGATGCAAGAGAAAGAGCTTTTGTAAGAGTTGCAATCGCAGCGATGTTTCTACCGCTGGGAACGACCGTGATGTTACTCATTGTAACAGTTGCCTCAGTCTTTGCTCCGTTCAAAGCAACAGAAGTTACTGTACCGAATGATCTACCTTCCGGAGAATCTACGCCGGGGATAGTAACAAGATAATCGTTTGGAGTTGTACTTTGAAAAGTTTCTCCGGTGCCAAGAGTTTTGAGAACTACAATTCCAGATGCAATACTAGTAACGTCAACTCCATAAGTTCCCGATCCCGCAAATTCTCTACGAAACTCGAAGGTTGTGGATGCACTTGTAACTGCCGATATGGCTTTTCTTGGAAGTTTTATCAGTTTATTTGCAAACTTATTTCCGTGTACCTTAAAGGTTGGTTCGATAGCGGTAAATATAGAAGCCGAAAGAGGACTATTGTTGACAGTATCTTTAATAAATGTTGCAGCATTTACAGTCTTATGTGATGCGGTTCCAAGATTGTAGTAAAATCTGAAAATGGTATCTAATCCAGTACCTCGAACCTTTTCAATGTTTGTTACCGAGATACTCAGTCCGGTCGCACCTACTTCGTATGTTCCAGTGAGAGGACTTGCATTATCTCCATCAATGTCAGGTAAGTATGCTTCGGTGAATTTACCTTCAATAAAGGTTCCGAGTCCGGTAGAAACCGTTACGGTTTGTCCCGTTCTTGTATCACGAGCTTTATCCGCAATGAGACTAAATCGGTTGGCCGTTTCAACTCTTTCACCGGAAATGTATGCCAAACCCGCACCTACTTCTGCGACATAATCTGCCTTCAATCTTGTTGCATCAGATCCAGTTCCGGAGAACTTACCATTGTTTCCGTTCCCGTCGTTAAATGCTTCTCTTATGTGACATTGAAATCCAGAAACTGTGTAGTTGCCACTTTCTTCGAATGTCCTTTTGTTGATGGCATTCCCAAGTAAACCTTGTCCACTTGCGTACTTTGTGGAAAGTGGTCTAACTTCCTTACCGTCTTGTAAAGATACAAGGCTGACGAACTCTGTTGAGGATGCACCTGTGAGAGCAAAAGTTTTGTTCGTGTTGTATGAAATCGCCGCAGGTAAAAGAGCGGCTTGATCTGTAAGAGCAACGAGACCAAGTGAAATTGTGTATCGATCAGCACCAGGCTCAGAAGTGTTGGGGACTCCGGTCGCATTATCGAATAAAGAAGAGTCATCGGCGGTCGTTTTGATTGCCTCTGTGACCTTGAAAGCCAATCTACCCGTTAGTCGTGTATTTGCGTTTGGTCTCTGAATGATTACATCTGTCGCTTCTACATTCACAAAGTGACCCGCGACGAAAAAGATTCCTTTATCAACATGCAACTTGGTTGCAAATCCTGCTTCGGCAACTGTTCCGATTGAAGTTCCGGATGCAACTGTAGTACCTGAGATAGCGTTCTTTGCACGAATGGTAACACCCACTCCGAACAAAGCCTTTGATTGGGTCTTTTTAGTATATCTTAAGAAAAGTCTGTACTTGGTTGTACTCGTAGTGGTCGTTATGGCCTCAACACTAACAACATCAGCAGTAAGAGATATTGATTCCGGAGATTCTAAAGTTACGGAGTCTACGTTTGTTAGTAGTGCTAATCTTGTCGCAACATCAGCTGCGGTTGGACTACTACTACCGATTTTGAGATCGGCGTGAGTGAGTGTAACATCTGCCCAGAAAAGATTTCCGTCAATCGTAACGTCACCATTGATAACCTTACTTCCCTCTTCGAATACGTGTGATCCAAAACGATCTACCTGAGACTGTATAAGAGTCTGGAGTTGATTGAGCTCGCGAGTTTGTACCGGAAGGCCGGGTTTAAAAAGTATTTTGAGGTGTCCCTTTGCTTCGTTCCCTGACGATACATAGTCGTCAAAATATGGTGAAGATTGGTAGAGTGTAGTGTTGATAGCCATAGGTCTTTAGAATTGTAAAACTATTCTTACTTTATCATTTTGTGAACTGGATCTTGTTATAGATGTTCTGTTATCGAGCATAAGGACTTCTCCGGTGAGATCCAATTGTGAAAGTGTTATTGGTGAGTTGAGTGGAGATACATCAAGCGCATCATCGTAATGTTCCGAATCAACAATTGAAGTATATGCAAAAGTAGTTGACCCATTCGGTTGTTGAACATCACTTGCATTATATATTTTGATTGTTCCACTTACCGGAAGAAGATCTTGCGTTACAGTAGTTGAACTGTTTTGATGAAAGTAGATCTTATCCGGTGTCCCACTATGATCTATATAGTCAATCCAAGCCTTCTCTCCGGTAGTTATGTTTTGAAGATACCATCCACTCGCAGGTGTGAGAGAAGAAAGATTTACTGATCCATTCATCACGATGTGAGAGAGTGAATCAATCGTTCCGTAATCTATAGGAGAGTCATTTACTGAATCAAATTTTGGACTCTTGACAATCGAGACTTGGCGGAATGTAAGATCAACCGGAGTTTCTCCACTATCCGTTCCGTTAAAATCAGAAGATACTCCAAGATAGAATGCCGGAAAAACATCAAGGTTGTTTGCACCAAATCCATCCGAAGGAGCGATCAAAGGTTGAATCTCTGCTTCAACATATGGTGAATCCGTTGTTGGAGCGGTAGTGAAATCAATACTTGCCTTGAGGACTCCGTTTCTACTTCCAACACCCAACGCAACAAAGTCCGAAAGAAGTAATGCATCTGCCGGAGAATCACCACTGAAGACCGATGTTACCTTTTTACCCGAAACAACAATGTTTAAGTTTGATGTGGCAGTTGAACCATCTATCTGTGTGTATCTAAGTTTTGCGGGATGAGTTCCATTTGCATATCCACTTCCAGCCGAAACGATCTTAAACCCATAGAGCAAACCCTGTGTTGAGTTTGCAGGTGGTGTGATGTTGACAGGAATCTCAAAGAAAGTCGAAGAGTTTGCGAAATCACTTCCGGTAGGAACTTGTCCTATTCTCACCCAAATATATCCATCGGCTCCTTGTGAGACTTCACCATTTGCAGTTGCGGAGGGGCTGTCGTAAGAACTTTGGGGGGCAGTTGTACTATTGGCCCCACCCTTGTTGTCAAGACAAAGATAGAGATATCCATCAGATCCTATCGCATAACATCCGAGAGAGGTTACTGTACTACCATCATAGACAATGTTGAAACATGTACGATCAGTACGATCATATCTCTTCCAAACCTTACCGGAAGACCACGACTGATTTGTCTTGGGTAGAAGCCTTTCGATGTTGGTGGAAGAAAGAAGTTTCATTGAGATGAGATTCTGAATCGCATCCTGTCTTTCAAGTTCACTTCCGCTTGGTGTGGGTGGAGTTGTCTCATTATCCCAAGGATCACTCTTACCGATACCGATGTAATATCCGCTTGCCTGTGTAAGAGGTGAATCAAGTGCTAAAGTGTTTACGTCTGTAACAAATGCATTTGCATTGTTCTTCCGATGATCATCTGTAATTATCGCGGGCATATTCTTTTATTTATATTACTTCTATCCACCCAGGCTGGTTTGTTGGTGTATGATTTGATAAACCCGTATAAAGATCTTGTACCCAGTTGGATTCCGTAGTTGTGAAAGAGGGAACGGTTGTCCTATCTGTTCTTAAAGCTCTGGACTCAACGATCAAATCAGGAAAGAGTTTCAAACCAGCAGGATGAATGAGTTTGAAATATGCTTGTTTCCATCGATCAAATGAGATTCCACTATTGATTACATAGGAATAGTTTTGAAATCTATCACTATCGAGCAATCGATTATCATAAGAAGTCCAACTTTGTCTACTATAAGATGTTCTAAAAAGTTTTTCTGAAGGATACTCAATATTGACTTCATCATCAAAGAAAAGACGAAAGAATATTCGAATACTATCTTGAGATCCTCTGGCCTTATAGAGTTCAACAATATTTCGAAAGAGTTGACGATTGTTGAGAACACTTGAGTTTGGTATCTCTCTTGCGATCTCTTTCTTGAGTTCGTCTAAGTATGTGTCATCCGTAAAGTCAATATCATGTTCGAGCGCAATACGATCTATGATATTCGTCGGTTGATCTTTTTGATTTTGATGCTCGTAATAATCTTCAAGAAACGAGATGAGAGTGGCTGCGGCCGCACGAAGTTGTATTGGAAAGATAGAGTTTACACTCTCCTTTTCCCGATTATGGGTACTGATCTCTCCTACTGTTTTTTGTGTATGAGCCATACTTATTATCCGTCACGAGATATTGTTGAGTAATCAGAAAGAAGAGCGGCAGTTCCGCTTGTACTAGAATCGATATCTCCGTTCACCTGTGTCTCTCCAAGATCGAAAGCAAGAACTTCTCTTCTCTTTGCGACGATATCATCTGCCGCAGGTCGAACCTTTACCTTTATTGTGCTTGTAGCAGATGCAGGTAGATTGTTCAACTGAAGAATACCAGTTGCAGGAAAGAGGAATCCGGCACTTTGTACGATCTTTTCAAGTGTACCATTTGTTCTTGTCTTGAAGACAAATATTTTTCGTCTTTCGGTTTCACCAACGATCTTTTCGTCACCAAGTTGTACGTCATCTCCAAGGTAAGTCCAACTGGTTGAGGATATCATTGACTCTGTTTGATC